CACAACATAAATGTGGACATTTTATTAAAATGGATAATGGCAATTTTGCTATTCAACCTAACAATAGATTAGTAATGCACGATCCATCCTTTACTATTAAGAATGAATTAGTTATACATCGTAAATATAATGAAACTCTTTGGACAGCAGAAAGAAATATGCGTTGGGTAACTCCCGATACAGATATTATGGATTATGATCATACTGATTTAGGATCAGGCGAATCTAATCAAGAACGATCAGATATGTATAATAAATTAGATAAAAATACTGATGACTAGAAAAATTTGTTCATATTGTGGCAAAAGGAAAAATAAAGCAAGTTTTCCTAAACATAGTATGTACAAAGATAATCTTGATACACGATGTAAAAAGTGTGTTAAGAAACATAGCAAAGTGAGAAGCGGTTTACATAAAATTGCTCCCCCCAAACCGGAGTTATGTGAATGTTGTGGTAAAATACCAATTAAATGGGTTTTAGATCACGATCATAGTGATGATAGTTTTAGAGGTTGGATCTGTGATCGCTGCAATACTGGTATAGGAAAATTAGGAGATTCTTTAGACGGTGTAATAAAAGCTGTAAACTATTTAATCATGTCTAAAAATAGAGTACGGCAAAATGAATCTCAAACAAAGATGGATCAAACACCTTCAAGAAAATAACATGACATATCTTGAGCATCTAATTTTTGCTCTGTTTTATGGATCTTGTTGTTTATTGGCGGGATTACTATTGATTATTCATTCGGTTTTGCCATGTTTTTTTCCAACAGCAGGAAGTGATTTGGTTACAAAATTAAGTAAAAGATTCAATAAAAGACGCTAGACTGTCGATACTTGACAACAGAACTAGCGTATGGTATACTACGCTAAACACAGGAGACTATTTGGATGATTCACGATTTTAATTATGTTATGGGAATGGTTCGTGATCTTCGTGCCACTAGCAGCACTAAAGATAAAGAAGGAATTATTCTGGATTATTGTGGACACAATAGTGCCGCAGCATCTTTCACCAAGAATATTTTGCTTTATACCTATCATCCGTTGTGGCAATACAATGTCACTAGTGATAATCTCAAGAAGAAGAATCATCTTGTAGCCAGAAAGAACGAATACAAAAATTTCTTTGATCTGCTTGACGCTCTAAAGAGTCGCAAGATTACTGGACATGATGCTATTGCTACTGTGAATAGTTTTATTGAACACTATTCTGAATACGAGGAACTTATCCATTGTATTATTGATAAAGACTTGAAAACCCGTGCTGGTGATAAGATTATCAATAAGGCTATTCCTGACCATATTCCAGAGTTTAGTGTTGCTCTGGCAGATAAGTACGAGCCTAAACTTGTAGATTGGAAGGATGGTTGGTATGTTAGCAGAAAAATTGACGGTGCTAGATGTATTGGGATTGTTGATAGTGATGGTAATACTACCTTCTATTCCCGCACGGGAAAGGAGTTTGATACTCTTGGCATCGTCAGGGATGGTATTAAGGCTCTTGGCGTTACTGATGTAGTATTTGATGGCGAACTTTGTCTTGTAGACGATGAAGGTAATGAGGACTTTCAGGGGGTGATGAAACAACTCAAGAAGAAGGATCATACTATTCCTAATCCATCATTTAAGATTTTTGATATTCTAACCCATGATGAATTTTATAGTAAGAAGGGAGAAAAGAACCGTCCATATTCTATTCGCTATAATAATCTACGAGAAGTAATGAAGAATAACTCTTGTACCTGTCTTAGTGTGCTTGGTCAAGAACTCATTAAAGATGATGATCATTTTGCTGAATGGACAAAAAGAGGTAATGACTATGGTTGGGAAGGAGTTATGCTACGAGCAGATGAACCATATAAAGGTAAGCGTAGCAAAGACCTTCTGAAAGTTAAGAAGTTTTTTGATGACGAATATGAAGTTATTGATGTTGAAATGGGGCCATTTCGTTATGTATTAAATGGTAGAGAACATGAAGAAACTATGCTTTCTTGTGTAATGATTAAGCATAAGGATCATATTGTCAGGGTTGGTAGTGGTTTCGCTATTGACCAAAGACAAGAATTTTATCAGAACCCTAGAAAGATTCTTGGACAAATTATTACTGTTCAATATTTTGAAGAAACCAAAAACCAAGAAGGCGGAATTAGTTTACGTTTTCCAACATTTAAAATTTTACATGGTGAATATAGAACAGTATAGTTATGCTACAATTAATTAGAGATAAATCCTATAGGGTAGATAATTTTACTATCTTGGGAGAAAGACATTCCGGTACAAATTTTTTACAAAAATTAATTACACAAAATCTTCAAATAGATGTTACATGGCATTGTGGATGGAAACATTTTTTCGGATTTAATGCACCATGTATGATAAAATCCAAAAATACTTTATTCGTAGGCATAATAAGAAATCCATACGATTGGATTATGGCTATGCGAAAAAAGCCTCACCATGTACATCCAGATAATTTATCTTCCATTGAATCTTTTTTATTCAATGAATGGTCATCAATATACCATATGTATAAAGAGATTACTGAAGATCGCAATATTATTACGGGTTTAAAATACAATAATATATTTGAATTAAGACAAACTAAAGCAGAATATTTGTATTTCAAAGCACCACTTATGTGTAGTAACTATATCTTTATAAGATATGAGGATCTATTATATTCAGCAAGATCAATTTTAAATTTGATTAGTTGCAAATTTCATATACCATTTAAACCCACAGGTAAAATAAAGGTTATAGATAAAAAACCATACGTTATCGATCCTTCAACTAAACTTCTAATAGATAATAATCTGCATTGGGATATAGAAAATTTACTTGGATATTTTCTGAATAAATAAAAATATCAAATTGGTTGAGAACTAACACTAAAGAGATCGCTCTTGACAAGACGATACCAGTAGTGTAAAATCACAGCATACCCATTGGAGAAAACCATGATTGTTCTGAACACTGTTTCCGAAAATAATACTGTTGAAATGAGCAAGAGTAAAGCCGATATTTTCTTCTCTACATTTCCAAAAGATAAGGTTGTAGCATATAAGGAATATTGGGAAAGTGTTCGTCCTCAGAATGTTGAAGATATTTTTCGTCGCTATCTTTTTGCATATTGCAGTGTTCATACTACATGGAAGGGTAATTGTGCAGGATATAACGCTATTAAAAACTTTGATGAGTGGATTGATGACGAGAATGTTCTGAGAGAAAAACTCCATAAGAGCGGTGTTGGTCTACATAATAATCGCACCAAATATATTTGGGACTTTGCTACAAAGTTTTGGACTAATCCCAAAGATTTCTATTTTACCACGAAAAAGGGTCATGTTAAGAAGCGTGATTCTATTGTGAATAAAATTAGTGGTATTGGATTGGCTAAAGTTAGTTTTGCTTTGGAAATGATTCATCCTAATGAGGCCAGAGTATTGTGTGGCGATGTTCATCAACTCAGGCTTTACGATATGGAAACACTCAAGTATAATAAAAGCAAGACAGGTACGAACCTTTATAAAAAGATGGAGCGTCATTGGATGGTCAATTGTGGTAAGCACAAAATTCCATCATATATTGCTCGTTGCTTGTACTGGGATAACTTGCAAAAGAAAGAAGATAGTAGATACTGGAGTTTTGTTCTGGAGAATTAAATGAGTCAAAACGGTAAAGGTTCAAAACAAAGACCCAAAAGCGTAGACCAAAAAACATGGGATAAAAACTATGAGCGAATCTTTGGTAAAAAAAGACCAAAAACTAAATAATTATCGTACTTTATTCATACGTTGTGATTGTCATAGTGAAGTTTTGGTTATTGATTACGATGCCATATTTCAAATGATCGAACTATCAGTATTTAGTTCATTGGTCACATCAAGAATGTCATTATGGCAAAAATTCAGATATATTTATCAAATACTTAAATATGGTAAACCATATACTGATCAAATTATTTTACATAGAACACAAATAGATGAATTAAAAGCGTTTATCAATAGTTTATGACAGAATCAGATAAAGAATTTCTATTGTGGATAGCCAAAAGACTAGTATATAAGTATGGGGAAAAACCAGATATTATTACTCAAGTTATGGGGCTTTTAAATAGAGACAGAACAGAAAAAAATGCTTATCAAGAAAACGTACAAAATACATTACTATTTATATCCACTACAATAGACTCATTAACAAATATGCAAAAAATATGTACGAATTTAAGTATTAATAATGTAACTAAAAGTACAGAAAATAATAATTT